AAACACTTTTTGAAATAAGCCGCTGATCGCTTTAAATATCTTGCTGTTTTTAAGTTTATCTACAATCCCAGTAATAAATTTGCCTAGCTTACTTTTTTTAAGTTTGTCAAATATACCAACAAAGAAATTCTTAAATCTAAGTTTTAAGTCATCTAGCCATGCTGCGGCTTTGCCTTTCGTAAAGAAGTTAAGTTCTTTACCTAGTTGACCAAGGAAGCCAATGAAGACTGCGAATGGAGCTAGTAGCAACCCAAGGCCTAAGCCCAAAAGCTTACTAAGACCACCATCAGTTTTAGGAATTAAGCTTTTTAAACCTTCGAGAAGAGAATCACCAACTCCTCTAATACCATCTGCTATATCTTGAAATAGAGCTTTTTGTTCAATACTTCTTTCAAGCTCTTTAAGATCATTGTTTTTCTGTTGATCAACAAGAGGTTTTGCGAGATCTTTAGTATTTTGAATTGCAACTTTTTGAGTTACGTCTTCAAGATCATTTCTTGTTACGAATTGTTCTTCAGCCATTGTTTTGTTGGTGTCTTAGTTCTTCTTCTTTAATGTGGTCTTTTAAAAGTGTAATGTAAATCTCCCTTTCCCATGGAATCATATTGTCAAGTTCTGTTAAGCTATATTTGTGGTGTTGCAATAACGAAAACTGAATGTAATAATAATTCTCTAATGAGTTATGAGAAAGGGCTAGCCGAAAAAATCATCAAGACCACTTAGGATCTTTGTTCTTTCTTTTCCCTGCGAACATTTAAATTTAATTTCTTTTTTAAGAGATGGTAAACCATCAACCCATTCTTTAATTTTTACAACTTGTTTGCTACTTAGTGAATCGATAAAGTTTTCTATTTCTTTAGGTGATGCGTCTGCAAATGGATATACAGCTTCAGCATCATATACACTTTCAATTACAGTCATCAAAGATTGAATTATAGAGTTGGCTTTCTTACTACTGCGCGCGGCGACTTCAGCTTCTTTGAGGCCTGGTGATTTAAGTGTTATGCCAATATCATCAGTGAGTTGAATTTTATTTTCTTTATTTTTACCTTCTGAAACTTCTATTTCTGAAAGATCAATTGTCATATCTATGATTTCATCGCACTCATCACACTGAAACTTAATATCAGATGTTTCACCTACGCTCTTTGAACGGATTTGAAGTAGAATATACTCAAGATCGCTCATGACTAACGAATAAAGATCTAATCCACCAAATGTGCATGAGTTTATTACATCTTTCATTGCTGAAATCATACTTTGATTAGTTCCTGCTTCTTGTGCAATCATCAAAACCTTTTCCTCTTTTACAAGAAACGGTCTAAACTCCACCGCCTCGTTTGTTGATGGGATGGTTAAGAAATATTTAGGTGATTCAACTGTTGGTAATGCCATAATGTTTATAATTTATATTAGCCGCTTAAATATGTTAAGCTTGTTGCTAGTACTATTTATCATAGATTTCATAGGTTGCTCAGTCTCAAAAAAATCATACGTCATGTTCACACTTACTTCTGCAACAGCATCAGAGTTGGCGTTAGAAAGATCTATACTGTTTACTGAAGTAGGATAAGCATCTCTTAAGCGAACAGCATATACTGGTGTATTGTCTTTATCTAGTTCTTGAATAAAGACATCGGTTTTATATGTGTCATCATAAGATACTAGTTGGGAGGTTTGATCAACAATAGAACTTTGCCACTTATCAAATGTCTTCTTAGCATAAAAATCATTCGTAAGTAAAAAGGTAAATGCCACATCTTCTTGAATAGAGCTTTGTGGGTATTTCCTTGGATTGGCTCCGTACGCATCATAATCACCTGTCATAATTAGTTTGCCAGGCAAAGAGCAGGACTGGCACAATATGTTTATGTCACGCGGATCATTAACTAGTGCCCCATCACCAAGTAAAGCTTCTAAATTTAATAGCGTTGATGTAGGTGGAGTAATGGTAATAGCAAATCTATTTGTAGTAGCTACACCACCTCGTTTACCAACAGTTGCTTTAAACTGATCAATCGTGACTGGATTTATTGTATTTTTAATGTCGTCTAGTAGTCCCATAACTTTTTAAGTAAATTGTTTTTTAGATCGGGCCCACACACCTTGTGCTCTGACCTTTTTAAATTGTTCTGATGGTAAGAATAAAACAGACTCCCAATGTTGAGCTGGAACCTCAACAATTCTTGATTTAATATGATCTGTAAGGTAGCGTTTAAAACACGGGGCGAAATATCTTAGCTTTGCATTAGATGCAAGAAAGCTATACTTAAGTCTTAAACGAGTTGTCTTATTATATTTCTCGTTGTTTGTGTATTCCGTCAATTGATCAAAGAATATAGCTCTATATTTAGGCGATAGATAGTGCAAATTAAGGCCATAGAACCCTCCTTCAGCTCTGTCAATTAAGAATATTAGTGGGAATCTATCGTAATACGGAAGAGTTTTCTTATGTTTTGGGTCATACAGATACATAAACATACGGCCGATTAGAGGCTTGTTTGTGTAATCAAGATTCTCATCTGCCATCAACTTAGGCCTACTAGGCATGTTGATGCTTTGGATCTCCCTCTTGAACCATTTAAGAGACTCTTTGGTGTTTCTTTCAATACCAGCAAGAGTAGCTCTGTCTTCGATCCTGTTAATAAATGTAGCCATCTATCTCTATTTATAATATTTTTATACCAAATGACCTTAAAGTATCTTCATGCCATATTTCAAATGTCATACCATACTTGTTTGCATATGCTGTAGCAGCTTCCCATTTAGACTGATTTTTAGCATATGTCAATACTTCTGTAAGGTACCTTTTAGTTTTACGCCCTGGCTTTTTAGGAGGAGCTGTTTGCTTCTTAGGTTTGATTTCTATTAGAAAGACCTTTCCATTCTTTGTACGAATAAAAAGATCTACAAAATAGCGGTGCACCCTGCCATCAGTCTTACAGCGGTATGGAACAACCACTTCTTCAGAGGACCAACCTATGACACCTGGATTATTGTCTAACCACTTGAATGTCTGCCTTTCCCATAGAGATCTGTACTTGACTTTCTTAAAATCGCCTTCGTATTTTTTCGGGTTCTTTACTCTATATCTTCCAGAATACGCCATGGTTTCGTTATAAATAATACTAAATACTTATTTATATGGCAATAGATAGCATAAAAGAAGGTCTACTAACAATAGCAGACGATGCAGGAAAAGGTTGGGATAGGGCAACTGAGAGCGTTCTTCCCCAAGCTCAGCGGCCCCGTAAACCGCAATTAGTGTTTCCTAGAGATATGCTAGTTGAAAAATTACGGCCTTATATTAGATTTACGTGTAAACCATATAAAGGCGGTGAAGCTATGACGTCTGTTAACCTACCGTGCCCTAGCGGTGTAAGCTTTAGTGATGGTGGATCTTATACGACAATCGATATGGGCATGATTGGCGACATTGCGCAGGTTGTTGCTAAGAGCGGAACCGCGGCGGAGGCGGCTGGCGGAATACTTGGAACATTTAAGAAGCAAGCCGAAGGACTAGGAGTCACTGGTGCTACAATATTAGCAGCAAAAACTCTAGGAGCGAATGATATAGCTACAGCGCTTGAATTTGCCAATAAAAGTGTAAGAAATCCTAGAACAAACACGGCGTTTTCAGGTAACACATTACGCAATTTCCAATTTAATTTTAAGATGATTGGAAAGAACGACAAAGAAGTCGAAGAAATAAACGAAATACAATCTTTCTTTAGAGAACAGGTTTATGCTTCAAGGTTAAATGGCATTAGCTCTGTAATGCAACAATACCCTAATCAATGGACTGTTCAGTTTATAGATCCTCGAAATGGCTTCGAATTAAAGTATATGCCTAAAATTTATACGTGTTACCTTGCAGGTGCAAGCACAGTTGTAAATAGCACATCAAACACATTTCGCACTGATATGTCTCCTTATGAAATAGACGTATCTTTGCAATTTCAGGAAACAAAAATACTTGATCGCGAGACGATCAATGCTCTCGAAGGCGGTGTTAGAATAAACCGTGATGATGAAGCTTATAATGATATTACTAATAAAGTTGCAAGTGCTGCAAAGACTGTGCATGCGCGGTATGCCGAGACTCTGAAGAAAGCGACGACCCCGCCACCGGCCGCGGGGGGTGCCCCCGCGGCATCGATACCCACCGTTCCCGCGGGAAGGCCCTTCGAGGCCGCGTATAAGGCGCAAGGGGGCAAATAGACGGCGTATTTAAATTAATAAAATAACAACATGTTTTTTAACCAATTCCCCAAAACTGCGTATAGTGTAGAGAACAATGCTATACAGAATACAATCACTGATTATTTTCGATATGTTGATGTTGTTGATAGGCTGGCACAAAGCACGTATTCTTATTCAACTGTTGATATTCTAGACTCAGAACGACCCGATACACTTTCATATCGCCTTTATGGCACACCTGATTACTATTGGACATTTTTTATCACTAACGACCCACTAAAAGAGGGTCTATCAGCATGGCCAAAAGGTGATAGCGAGATTAAAAATCACATAGCTAACCAATACAAAAACATTTCTGCGTTTAGATTTCCTATTGGAGAAGCCGACGATGATGGTAGAAGGTCTACTATACTAGGAATTCCTATAAAAAACGAAGCGTATTTGCCGTACTTAAGACTATGCAAACGGCTAGGATACGAAGGAGCAACCGGCAAAAGAGTTTTTTCATCTGCTAAGATTGCTGATTATGATCCAAATATGTCACTTATTTGGATCGATAATAGCGATGTTACGTGGTTTGCTGAAGATTATAATATAAATGCTCAAGTTGGAGACCTTGGCGCAATTGATACACAATATTCAGCCAAATCAAAAGTGGATATGTTTTATAGTGGAACAGGCGCTTCAGATTTTAGTGTGCAGTTTATTATTCCCGGCAATATAGAGGGTCCTAAACTTGCAGCTGCCCGTGCACTCCGCAAAGGTTTTATTGATGAACTTAGACTCGCTGCTGTAAGGTTTAAACCTAACGCTTTTTTTGAATATTATCCAGATGATATCTTAGATGCGAATTACACATTGACTACTACTCAGTACTGGAAAGACGGCTCTCTTGCACCTGCTTATTATTACGATGCAATAAATATTAACGAGGAAATAACTGAATATACCGCAGGACCTGAGGCAAGCAACTATGTATCAATATACGATGACATGATAGAGGAAAACGACGCACGAAGAAGTATAAAGGCAACAACACCTCAATATATAGAATCCTTCGCGAGAGAATTTAAGAAATTACTGAATGAGTGATAAATTTAATATAGGTCTTGTTGATGAAAAAGGTAATTCTATAACGAATTCTGCCTATCAACTAACTCAATGTGTTATTGAGAATGTCGATGGGGAAGTTCGTGATATACGTGCCATGGTAGGCTATATTAAGATACACGAAAGCCTTTTTTCACCTTCACTTGTTTGCGAGGTTGGTATCCGTGATGAATCAAACTTTCTAGAAGAATTTAATATTACTGGTAACGAGATTCTTTTTATCGAAATCGTTACTAGATCATTCGATGTTGAACGTACACTATCTTATAAGTTTTATGTACAGGAATATAATGATTACGCCAGAAATGCTGAAAACTCACAGGTGCAGGCTTACACACTAGTTGCGGTGTCAGAGCATGCTTATATTGCCCCACTTAAAACAATTTCACGGACTATATCGGGAACTAATGTGTCTATCATTCAAAGAATTTTAAAAGACGACTTGAATGTGTCTAATTTTGCTTCGTTTGGCAAGTGTGGTACACAATTTGATGGCAATATAAACATCTCAAATCCACTTAAAGCGGCGATGACAGTACTAGATACTGCTGCAGATATTAACCGCACACCATATTTTTTGTATCAAGACCTTTCAGGGTTTGTTCAACTCACGTCTTTAAGCTTTATTAACGATCGTGATGAGAATCCTATTTATAAAACATTCGTTAATAAACAAAAACTAGTTACTACGCCGGGTACTCATGCCAACTATCTAGAGCGGTCTACACAGATGCTGAAAGTCAATTCAAATATTGGCCTGGCTCCGTCATTACAAGCGAAGAAAGGTGCATTTGCATCTGAAAATCGTTACATTGATATTGCTAAAAAGAATTACCGTAAGCATATATTCGATGCTTCAAAGGTATTAAAGAGTGCCCATAGTACATCAAAAAAAGATGTAGCATACGGTCAATCTGTAAAGAATAAACGTGAATCTGAGGCTGGATCACCATTGAATAAGATACCACAAGCGAATATAGCGTATCATTATGTGAATCGTTCGTCGTATAATGGACCAAAGAATATGAATGAGCTTGCCGAAGAGCAATCACATATCTCACGTGCGTATATTTCTAATTATGATGCATGTTCTCATAGCTTTACAGTGATGGGAGATACACTTCTTAACCCAGGAAGGACGATAGCATTACATTTTCCGAAGGCAACCGATCCACTTATCTATAAAGAGTACACCGGAAAGTCAGATACAGAGGTATATGACCTTATGTTATCGGGCCAGTACCTCATATTTGCGTGCACACATACGTTCCAAGATGGCGTACATGAGACAGAGATAGTAGCAAAGACTGATTCGATACAACCCGAAACAACATTATGATTACAAACCCGCAATTCTTTATTGGTGTCGTAGAAGACATTAAAGATCCATTAGAAATAAATCGTGTACGCGTACGTATATTTGGTAAGCATACAGAAGATATAACATTACTGCCGACTGCGAACCTACCATGGTACAATGTAGTTATGCCAGTTACATCTGCATCGACGTCAGGTGTAGGCCAGACCATCGGCCTCGTACAAGGTAGCTGGGTGTTCGGTACATTTATTGACGGCCCGAACGAACAAGAAGCATTAATACTTGGCTCACTACCAGGAGAAAGTACACGACAACCGCAAGACGGAGAAGGTTTTAAAGACCCTGATGGCACATATCCTAAAGAAACTGGAAAAGATACACCGAATAGTGCTACCGATTCTATCTCAGATGTATACAAAAATAGACTAGCACAAAGAGTTACAGACATACCTATTGCCACACAACCAAAACTATCTAGCCTATCCGATGATGAGAAGCCAGAAGATAAAGCTGTGTCATTACCAGACCCAAAAACATACTATAATCCTCAATATCCATACAATAATGTAACACAAACTGAG